TTGTAGAAGGAGATCCAAGATTATACATGGATGCATTTGCTATCAAAATTTCTCCTGATATGATTAGCAAGCCTTTTAAAGCTTATAATGAGGGTGGTCTAGTCGTAAATATATTTGCATGATATTATAAACCTGTTATAACAATAAGGAGATAATTATCATGGCAAGCAAAAAATTAAAAAAAGCAATCATCGCTGGTTTGGCAGGAGTAGCAGGAGCTAAAATGCTTAGTTCCATGGGCGCTGCTAAAAAAGCATCGATTGCGGCAGCACAAACTGATACAGGTGATCTTGGTTCTGAAATGGCTAACGATACTGCACTAGCATCATCAATGAGAAAAAATATGGAAGCTGGAATTGCAGCTAAAAAAGCAGCAGCAGATTCAAGTGTTTTTGGCAGAGTTAAAAATTTTTTATCAGATGAAGTTTTTACAACAAACCCTAAAACTAAAATGAGATTACCTAAAATGGGACCTAAATCTTCTGAAATGTTTGGTTTAGGATCTATGGATGGTGCCAAGTACGGTAAGATGATTAAAGCATCGAATGGTACAATGGTTATGTCTAGAGGATGCAAACTAGGAAAAAATAAGCCCACTAAATTAAGTTAACAATGGCTGAAGTAGAAAAACAAAATGAACTTCCTGAAACTGAAGAGGCGGTTGAAGAAGTAGATGTAGAAGTTGAAGGTGCTGAGGAAGAAATTCCTGAAGAGCAACCTGAAGAAGATTTCTATAGAAACTTAGCAGAGGAAATGGACGAGCGAACGCTTGGTCGTATTTCTTCACAACTTGTTTCTGATTTTAAAAAGGATAAAGTTTCAAGATCGGATTGGGAACAGGCTTACACTGAAGGTTTAGACTTACTTGGTTTCAAGTATGTAAATAACACTAGACCTTTTGCAGGTGCAAGTGGTGTTACCCATCCGCTCTTATCTGAAGCAGTCACACAATTTCAAGCACAAGCGTACAAAGAATTATTACCAAGTGATGGTCCAGTAAGAACACAGATTATAGGAGCAGATACTCCAGAAGTTGCACAACAAGCGGAACGAGTTAAAGATTTCATGAACTATATGTTGATGGAACAAATGGAAGAATACACACCAGACACAGATCAATTATTATTTTATTTACCATTAGCAGGATCTGCATTTAAAAAAATTTACTATGATGAAATTAAACAAAGAGCAGTTGCTAAATTTGTACCTGCTGAAGATTTAGTAGTACCTTATTATGCAACTGATTTAAAAGATTGTGAAAGAATTACACACATTGTTAAGATGTCAGAAAATGATATTCTGAAACAACAAAAAGCTGGATTCTATCGAGATGTAGAGTTATTACCAAAACAAGCAGAAAAAAGTCCAATACAAGATAAATTAAACGAATTAGAGGGAGTTAAACCTGCTGGAGAAAAAGAATATCAGTATAATATTTTAGAAATGCATATTGATTTAAACTTAAATGAGTTTGAAGTAGAAAATGCAGAAAAAGAAATTAAATTACCTTACATTGTATCTATTGATGAAGGTTCAGGAGAAGTTTTATCTATTTATAGAAACTATAATCAAGATGATGACACGATGTCGAGAAAAGATTACTTTGTACATTACAAATTTTTACCTGGTTTAGGGTTTTATGGCTTCGGTTTAATTCATATGATAGGTGGATTATCACGATCTGCAACTCAAGCATTGAGACAATTGCTTGATGCAGGTACTTTAGCCAACTTACCTGCTGGATTTAAGTCTAGAGGAATCAGAATTAGAGATGATGACCAACCTTTTCAGCCTGGAGAGTTCAGAGATGTGGATGCTCCTGGAGGAAATATACGAGATCAGTTCCAAATTTTACCTTTTAAAGAACCAAGTCAAACTTTATTCCAACTTTTAGGCTTTGTTGTACAAGCAGGACAGCGTTTTGCAGCGATTGCAGACATGCAATTAGGTGAAGATGCTCAAAATAGAGCTGTTGGAACAACAATTGCGCTCTTGGAGCGTGGTTCGAGGGTCATGAGTGCTATTCACAAGCGTTGTTACTACGCAATGAGACAAGAATTTAGATTACTTGCAAAAGTTTTTGCTGATTATCTGCCTCCTGTGTATCCCTATGCAGTTACAAACGCAGATCGATTCGTAAAATTACAAGATTTTGACGATAGAGTCGATGTAATCCCTGTTGCAGATCCAAATATCTTCTCTATGTCGCAAAGAGTGACTTTAGCAAACGAAAATTTGAAAATTGCAGCGTCAAATCCGCAAATGCACAATTTAAGAGAGGCTTACAGAAGAGTTTATGAAGCTTTAGGTACAAAAAATATTGATGCACTACTAAATCCAGTCGTTCAACCAGTTCCAGAGGATCCAGCAACAGAAAATGCTAAAGCATTACAGATGCAAATGTTAAAAGCGTTCCCTCAACAAGATCACGACGCTCATATTTCAGCTCATAGAGCTTTTATGGCAACAAGAATGGTACAAATTAATCCAATGGTGTATGCATTATTACAAGGACATATATCAGATCACATTGCGTTAAAAGCACATGGCGAAATAGGAGATTTGGTACAAAATACTCCTGAATTAGCAATGCAAGCAGAACAAGATCCAGAAGGATTTAAGATTTTATTTGATTCAATGGTAGCTAAAAAAGTTGCAGAGATCACTACAATGTTAGCTCAAGAAGAAGCAGGCGGACAACAACAAGATCCTTTAGTTGCATTAAAACAAAGAGAATTAGATTTAAGAGCAATGGATTTACAAAGAAAAGCTCAAGAAAATATGATGGATCAAGAAAGAAAAGCAATGGAGTTTGAAGATCGACTAGATCTTGATAAAATGAAGTTAGAATCAGCGGAAGATCAAGCTGCAGAGAGAATAAGAATCGCAGAAGAAAAAATAGCTATGCAAGGAGCAAAACAAAATGCCGCTAAACAAAAAGGGTAAAAAGATATTAGCTTCTATGGAGAAGCGCTACGGTACGAAAAAAGGTAAGTCTGTTTTTTATGCCATGGAAAATTCTGGAAAGTTAAAAGGTATTAAAGCTGCAAGCGGTAGTGCAGTGGATACAGGAGATTTAGGTTCAGAAGCTGCAAATGTTGCAGCCAACCAATCCGCAATGGCTTCATTAGGAGGTGGTAATAATGCAACGGATCCAGGTATTGCTACTGATTCAATTACAAGTTTTTCAGGTAATCTTAGAGCAAGACAACAATCTTTAGGGTTAGGAAATATTATACCTGGTGCAGGTTTTATGAATGCTATAGGAGCATTAAGAGATACCATGGTAGGTAAACAAGTTATGGGAACTAAAGATAAGAATAAGGTACAAACACCTCAAGCAACTTTAGCAACTAATGATAAACCACAACTTTGTCCAGATGGAACTTATCCTCCATGTAAAACACCAGAAACTCAAAAATTTGAATATGGTGGTAGTGTTGTGATATCATCTAACGTAGATAAAAGTTTATTATGATTAATAAAAAATTAACAAAAACAATTCCTCCTAAGAAAGGACCGAACTCACAAGTTCCTCCTATTAAATTAAACATGGGTGGATGTCCTAATAGAGAAGCTACCGATAAAAATATATATCCAGGTAATAGCTCAATACAAGTAAAAGGTTTTGGATTTCAGGGGGTCAAATGATATTTAAAAAACTTGCAAGATTTATTTGGTGTTTATTTTTTCCGCCAATAATTTATAAAGAAAAAATTATAAAAAAAGAACATTGTAATCGACATGAACAATTTAAAAAAGGTTGTTCAGAATGTAGAGGTTTAAATGGTAGCTAAAATTGCAAAATACATAGGAAGTCAAATTGCAAAAAGAGTTTTAAAAAATAGACCTGATCTTCATAAAAAATTTGATGATATTATGAAAAATGATGTTGATGTCACTATGTCTTCTGAATCACAAATATCACAAGGATTAAAGATTTTAAGAGAACAAGAAAAAGGACTGTCTGGACTTACTAAAAAATCTAAGGGTGGATTACAATTTAAAGGTAGCGATTATTATAAAGATTTGTTATAAATCTTAATGTTCGAAAAACTTTCTAGAAAACAACAACTAATATTTTTATCGGGTGTATTTGAGGGTGAAGGTTGGTTTGGTCTTAATAAATGGGGAGTACGAACTCCTGTAGCTGTTTTAGAAGTTCAAATGTCTGACGAAGACGTTATAAAAAAATTTCAAAGATATTTTAATTTAAATAGTAATATTTGGTTTAGAAAAAGATCTAAAAAACATTATAAAGATACTTGGAGATTTTGGATTAAAGGTATACGTGCTTTACACTTTATGGAGGAGATGTTACCCTATTTAAGTACAAGGAGAAAAGAACAATATTATCATGTGGTTAAATCTATTGGGAATGGCCCTAAAGACTGGAGCCCACCTATACTCAAACAAACAAAAAACCAAACAAGCGATGTCTGATGCTGCGTTGAGGAATGCAGAAATGCAAGCTCGCGGCGAGTTAGAATATAATGGCAAATTATTAGAAGCAAGGCAATCGGACTGGAAGGACGAATTCATTTTAATTTTGCTTTCAGCCCCTATACTACTTCTTGCGTGGGCAGTTTTTTCGGATGACCCAACTGCAATGGACAAAATGAAATTGTTTTTCGAATATTTCTCACAACTTCCGTTCTGGTATCAAACCATATTTGTCGGAGTAATTGCGAGCGTGTACGGACTTAAAGCTACAGACTTGATTAAACGTAAGTAAGTGATATACATCACCTATGATTAGAGGTGATAGTTCAGAATACGATCTATTAGAAAAATGGTCAAACTTTGATTGCCAAGGACACAAATCTTGTGAGATTGGTGTTAGAGAAGGTTTGGGCTCTAAAATAATTTTAGACAATATTAAAAATAATTATATTCATGTTGGTGTTGATCCTTATGGTAATTTAAACTACCAACATTACGATCATACCCCATCTTATACTTGTGATTATACTGATGAGATGCGTGATACTATGTTAAATGATTTTTATAAATACAGAAATGCTGGAAAATTTGTATTATGTAATATGACGGATACCCAATTTATGAATGATTCAGAACATAGATTTTCAACATTTGCTTTTGTTCATTTTGACGGTCCTCATATGACTAAAGATGTTATAACTGAGGCAGTTTGGTTTGCAAATAGAACTGCGCCTAATACAAGATATGTATTTGATGACTACACTAAATATGAAATGCCACTAATAGAAACTATATTGAAAAAATATGGTTTTTCTACTGTAGAACAAGGAAAAAATAAAATTTTATTAGAAAAAAATGAATCTTGATTTAGATACACTACAATCCATTAGACATTACATCAAAAAACAGATAGATAAGACTAAAGAGGATTTGGTGTACCATGTAGACACCATCGACAACCTATCGTATTCTAGAGGGAAACTCAGCGCTTTAGAAACGCTGCTACAGGATCTTAAAGACCTGCAGAGAAACGAGGAGAATGTCGATGACGATAATAACACCTGATTCCACAATTGTTGGGATCAATAAAATAAATGGTGGGGCTGCACCAGAATCAAAAGAACAAGCCATACCTACTGATCCAGAAGGTATTCAAAAATATCTCGACCTTATACCAAAACCAGTTGGTTATAGACTTTTAGTTAGACCTTACGCAGGTCCGAAAAAAACTAAAGGTGGAATAATTTTAACTGACAACTCAAGTGAGCTTATTCAAATGACAACCGTAGTCGGTCTTGTTGTTGAAATGGGTGATCTTTGTTATGCGGATAAAGATAAATTTCCAAAAGGTCCTTGGTGTAAAAAAGGACAATTTGTAATCTATGGAAGATATGCTGGATCTAGATTCAAAACAAAATACGGTGAACATCGAATTTTAAATGACGATGAAATCATCGCAACAATAAGTAAACCAGAAGATATTCTGCATTTATATTAAGGAGGAAACATCATGGCTGATGCAAATAAAAACCCTGAAGTAGAAATCGATCTTGACGATGTAAAAGATACAGATGTTAATATTGAAGAAACAAAACAGGAAGAATCTAAAGAACCAAATTTAAATGTTGGTGAAGTAGATTTAGGTTATACTGATCATGACAAAGAGCAACCAAAAGAAGAAGTTGCTTATGAAATTCAGGAAGAACCAAAACAAGAAACACAAACAGAGCAGAAAGATGATTTTGATGATTTATCAAAAGTATCTGATGCAGTCAAAAAAAGAATTGATAAACTTACAAGAAGATACAGAGAGGCTGAAAGAAGAGAACAAGCAGCTTTGGATTTTGCAAAAGGTTTACAAAAAAAATATGATGATTCGCAAACAAAATACGATTCTGCGGATGAGAAATATTTAAAAGAATTTGATGCTAGAGTTGATGCTCAAAGAGAACAGGTAAAAAGAAAGCTTAAAGAGGCTATTGAAGCTAATGACGCAGATGCGATCATGCAAGCTAATGACGAGCTTACTCAATTAACTGTTGAAAAAGAAAAAGCTAGAATTAAGATGGCAGATAGAGAAGCTAGACTTAAACAGCTTGAAGAGCAGAAAAATAGCGTCAAAGAAGAGCCAAAATACTCAGAAAGAGACATTGTCCCTCAAGAGCCTAGTTCTAGGGCTAGAGAGTGGGCTGGCAAAAACACTTGGTTTGGTAATGATAGAATCATGACCACTGCAGCAATGACTATACACGAAGATCTAGTGGGTATGGGTGTTGATGTTGAAAGTGATGAGTATTATAATGAGATAGACAAACGAATGAAGGATAATTTCCCTCATCGTTTTGCTGTTCAAGAGCAACGAAGACCCGTCCAAAAAGTTGCTTCTGCTGGAAGAACTCAGCAGGGACGTAGATCTGTGAGACTCACCAAATCACAGGTGGCTATTGCCAAAAAATTAGGGGTGCCACTAGAAGAATACGCTAAATACGTGAAGGAGGTACAGTAGTATGAGCGATAATAAAAATAGAACTTCACGCGCATCTGAGGAACTTAAAAATTTAAGAAATAAACCTTGGACGCCACCATCATCTCTGGATGCACCACCTGCGCCAGACGGTTATGTCCATAGATGGATCAGAACCGAAAGTATGGGTTTTCAGGATACAGCAAATGTATCTAAGAAAATGAGAGAAGGTTGGGAATTTGTGAGAGCTGAAGAGATTAAAAATCAACTCGGTGATCACTCTTATCCAGTCATAGCTCAGGGAACTTACGCAGGTTTGATCGGGGTTGCTGGCCTTGTGTTGGGAAGGATACCTGAAGAGATCGCAAAAAGCCGTGCTGAGTATTTCAAAAGAATTACTCAAGACAGAGTCGACGCGGTAGACAACGATGTCATGAAGGAACAACGACCGGAGATGCCTATTAATATTAGTAGACAATCTCGCGTAACTTTTGGTGGTGGAAACAAATCCTAATTATTTGGGAATATTCACTCCAAAGTAAATGTTAAACAATAAAGGAGAAAACAACTATGGCTAATGTAGCTGAAAAATATGGTCTAAGACCAGTAAGAAAGTTAGATGGCTCTCCATTTATTAACGCGCAAAA